ATTGTAGGTCCGTATGATTTTGCTATTGATACTCTTGTTAGGGATGCTGATGGTACTCTCACTGGTTGCCTCTGCACTCTTACTGTTGAGATTGATGGACGAACTACCTCGATTCAAGAGGTTGGTGAGTGTGAGAATCCAAACAATTGGAAGACGGATGGTGCACGGTTAAAAGCTTGTGCGTCTGACGGTATTAAACGATGTGCTATGAGGTTGGGCTTAGGTCTACATCTTTGGCATAAGCATGACGGGAACTATGTTCTCGCTGACATTCTTGAAAAGAGAGAGGAAGAAAGTAATGAGTAATATTTCTATTGCAGGTAACGTTGGTTCTGATTTGACGTTGCGTTACTCGCAAGCAGGTAATGCGTTTGTCACTGTGCCTGTGGCTGTAACTACAGGTCGTGACGATTCTAAAGAGACCCATTGGTTTGATGTCAAATGTTTTGGTGATCTTGCTGAACGCATTTCAGAACTGTCTAAAGGTTCTCGTGTGATGTTTACTGGTCGCATGAAACAAGACAATTGGGAAACTAAAGAAGGTGAAAAACGTAGCAAACTGTGTCTATATGCAGACGAAGGTGGGCCCTCATATCGCTGGCATCCTAAGGGGAACGCAAGTGATAATGTAAGAGATCAGGGCGCAGTTAACACTGTGCAAGCAGCTTTTGCGGATGACACGGAGCCTTTCTAATGGACAATGAAGGACAGTACAGCTTTATCATTCCGATACTGGCAGACAGTATTACAACAATGACATTTGTTGTGCCTAAAGATTTTCAATCTCGTGTTGAAATGCAGGCACTTAGAATTATTGAAGCTTTTGAAAAGCACCCTGCTAGTGGGAACATGGATTCTAATAACCAAATGATGCAAGCTATGTCTTTTATATTTCAACAAGCTATGACTGAGTATCTTGATTACATGGAAGAAACTGAGGAAACAATTCCTCCTGACATCGGGAACATATGAGTAAAGCTAAACAGAAGGGGACTGCTTGGGAAACCGAGTGTGTCAGGTATCTTCAGAGCTACACAAAGCGAGAGTTTATGAGACTTCCGCTTATGGGAACTAAAGATATTGGGGATATTCGGTGTCTCGACCTTCCTGAATTTGTGTTTGAATGCAAAAACAGGAAGGATGCTTTGTCTTCTTTATCTGAAATAATGAAGGAGACAGAGCAAGAACGTGTAAATGCTGACGCTACATTTGGTGCAGCATTAGTTAAGCGACGTAACTATGGAACAGGTGCAGCGTATGTTGTTATGGAAATGCATACGTTTGCGCAGCTAATTAAGGAGAGAATGAATGGGCACAGTGACAGCGTTGAATGTCCCACAAATACCGAAGTTTAAAACAGTTGCTGAGATGCTGAACTTTTGGTGGAAAAACTTAGATAAGAAACCGTTCGGTGCAAAGCCAATGAAGATTCGGCATGTTGTTGAGACTGCTCATGCTGCTGGCTGGTCGTTAGAAGAATGCTATAGGGCTCTGCATGTTACATGGAGCTTTAGTGCAGCAGGCTTTGAGACAGCACTGAAGCGCATACAAGAGACGGACAAGGAAGCTGCAACCCATAGTAACGTTGCAAGTATTATTAGTACTCAGAAAGCTTTAGAGTTAAACAAAAAAGAATCGCTGTCGATTGAGGAAAACACTAAGCGACTCCGTAGTCTACGAGAAGATTTGAAATAGGCTGGAGTGCCTTGGAGTTTTACTCTCCTTTCTCTCCAAGGCGCTCCATCCATCATCAAACTCACTATACGTGGTAAAATAAAGTGGCATCGTGATTGGAGAAAAGCGATGGATGTTAAAGTACAAAAGCTAGTAGCACGAATAGGCGCAGGGCTCAGTGTTCCCGGTTACGCAGTAATTTGTGACAGTCACATGCGTGAGTGGTATCGCACTAAAGAAGAAGCTTTACGTATGGCTAATATTTTTAAGGACGAAGCGTCTAACCCTGAAGATTACTAATGCATATCTCTGACTTTCCTCCTTGGAAAAAGTCAGATTTTAAAACGCATGGTTTCATAGCTACGTATTTACTTAATGGTTGTCGTTGCAAAAAATGTAAAGCAAGGTATGAGGCTTGGCTAATAGAGCCTGAATATATTTTGCCTCGCAATTACAACTTTGATTAAACCACTTCAGGACGTGCAGAGCTATTAGTTAGTCTTTCTCTACAATAAGAACGACAGCGTTGACATTGATATGTTTGATAACTCATCGTCCGGGTACATCGAACCCCACGTTTTTGTAACCTGTCGCTGCCACATGTAGGACAATGACGAGAAGTTGAATCAATTACATTTCTGTTTGGATGGTTTGTCATCCACGGACGCAACCGTTCGTAAACATCTACCAACAGATCTACGTCTTGTTTGGCATACTTCTTCATTGTCCCCCACGCTTTAGCTTCACCCTTCATACAACCTGCCCATGTCTGAAATCCTCCTGTGGTTTCTTTTCCCCCGAGTCCAAGGTGTTCCCCGAGATGTCCGAGTCTGTTGCTGTTAAATTTAAAATGTTTACGTGCAATTTTTAATGTGTCAACCGTTTGATAGGGACCAGTTGGTCCAAAGTTGTGGTAAACAAAACGTGCGTTGGCTTTTTTAATATCGAATGCGTCTGAGTTATGGCCTATCACTATGTCTGCTTCGTCTAATAATTGCCAGAGTTTGTAAACAACATCGAAATCGTTTTCAGGATCTTCGTTGTAGAGATCAAAGTCGTCTAAAGATACAACGTGTGTTTTCTTTTCGTGTTCCCATTTGTATGAGAAACATATGATGTACCACTCTCTGGCGTGCTCGATGACATCTTGTTGCCATTGACCCCACACATAGCTAAGGTTCGGTGCTGTTTCTATATCAAAAAATAGAGTTTTAGCCACGGTTCCCCTAGCTTGGGACTGTTAAAAGTCTTACTAAAAGAGTACCTTCCCACCAGCCACCATCGTCGGATAACCGTTCAGATTGCATTTCTAAACGTTCGATTGTTACTGTGTCGGTGCGATCTCCTTCTTTGTAAGTCATAGATAAACCTGAATCCATGTCTGCTCGAAGAGAATCAAATGTTTCTTTAGCATCTAGTCGTTGGTTTTTGCCTGAGCCTCGTGCTGTTTTAATTTCTTGCCGCAAAACTATTGGCAAAACTATTTCGTCTATGCGTTTAGGGACAGCGACAGCAGTTAATTGCCAGTCATGGCATATAGGTGATACTGCACTGTTAGTAGATGAACGATCTATTTCGACAGTTAAATCATAAGAAATAGCAGTTAGTTCATCAGAAGGAAAAGTAAACGTCTGTGGTTCACCAGTATCCAATGAACCCGTTGAGCTAGGTATGTATACTGCTGTGTTGCTACTGTTTACTGCTTTCAAACGTATCTTGCCAGCAGCTTCAGTAGTTGGTGCACCTAATGTGTAAGGAGTTGAAGCTGTATACCCAGTTGTTGTTCGGTATGCTGTTTTAGCTCGTTCGTATTGTGAACGGTCAAGGTCAATTGTCCCTGAACGTAACAACTTAGGCACAACTGTTGACCATGTGCATTCCCCTGCGATTAAAGAACCAGTTGTTAACTTCTCTCCTGTCAAACTTTCTCTAAATAGTTTGCTTGCACCAGATGTTTTGTTGACACCTAAAAACAATTTTGAATTACTTAACCGTGCTAGTCCTACAACTTTGTCGCTTGCTACGATTGTGCCTGCCATTTTTAAATCGGCTGCGTACGCTGGCACTAAAGTATCTGTAAACAAAGCTAAATTTGCACGGTAAGTTTGAGCGTTGTCGCAACCCCACCACATGTATTGGCCGTCTGCTTCTAACGCAAACGCTTCACCGCCTGTGTCTATGCATGGACCTATTGTTATGCCAGATGATTGTTGGTTAATTAAACCTAAGCGGAAACCTTTGCTTGTGCCTATCCCTAAGAGCCCAGCATAAGAAACTATTTCGTTTATTGTTTCATTTCTTGGTAATGAACCAGCGATTGTTGGTGTGCGTAACGTGCCGTCAGCATTATTTACACCGACGTAGTAAATCGATCCAGTGTTGTCAGTGTTTGCAGCAGCATAAATTCCGTTAGCTGCTGCTGTTATCGATACCCATGTGCTCGATGAAAACGGTAGTGAGTAGTCAAGTGATGATGACGCTTTAGCACCTGCTGCATCTAGTTCATAAATGCTGTTGTTTTGTGCGCCAATCATTCGACCGGCTACTACTGCAAGTAAGTCTGGTGTTTCTGTGCCGTATGCGCTTGCAGAAGTACTATCTATTGGTACTTTTTGTGGTGTGTTAGTGGTATCTCGACCTATATAAACAGATGTTCCGTCGGATGTAAGACTCGTAATGTTGTTTGTTACACTAAACGTTGACCAATTAGCTCCGTTGTCGGCGCTATAAAAGACTTCACCGTCTGAAGCAACGTAAATATATTCTGCGCCTGACGTGCTATTAATAAATCGTTTTACTATTAAGTTTTCTGTGCCGAATGTTTGGCTAGATGCTGCATCCTCAGTGATAGGCAGCAACGTGATTTGACCTTTAGTCCATATGTCAATGCCATCTGATGAATAAAAGCGTCGTCTATCTGAGTCTTCGTTGTCAATATAAAGTTGGCCTGCTCCGTATGACCAGTCAGTTTGTGAGCGTACCCATGCGCCAGTAGTGTCAAGCGTATTTTCTCCGGGCTCACGACTGTTGTCTCGTTGTTGACGGGCAACAGGTATTGTTGTACGTCTGTAGTTAGATGTGTCTACTGCATATGACACACCGTTTAATTCGACGGGAAGATACTCGGAGTTAAAAGCCATTGTTAGCTTTTGTAGTGTTGAGGGTACATAGCTGCAAGCCGTGCGGCTTCTGAAGCTACTCGCATTTCTTTACGCAATCTAAGATCTCGCATTGAAGCTGAGATCGCACCGGGTGGTACCTCTTCTGCTCGTCGGTGACTTCCTTGTGCGTCAATAAACTCACGTCTAATAGGAGTAGTGCTCATTAAGGCTAACGCTGCGCCTAATGGTGGCAAATCAAATGCAGTGTTTTGTAAACCAGTAGTTGATTTTGCATTAGATGTTGCAGTGATTGCTGTTAAAGGCGATTTATAACTAATGTTTAATTTTTTACCGGGAAATGCATCTTGATATAAAACAAGAGCCATCCCACTAGCGAAAGAACTAGTGGCTCTGTCTCGTTTTAAATCCCATTTGCGTATAGCAGGTTCTCTTGCTTCTACTACTACTGGATCAGCATAAGTAATCGAATAAATTGATTGGACTTCTTCGTTTGTTAATCCAGTTAAGTCATAGCCTTGTTTAGCCGCATTGTATGTAATGCTTTGTAAGCTTTTCATTTGAAAAATACCGTTGTCTGGTGAAGACAAATCACGTAGTTCATCGTTTAAAGCGTCAAAAATTCTGTATGCAGGAAACTTAGGTGAGGTTCTTACAACATCTCCAGCCGTATGTCCTGCTGGATCTGAATTACCGTACCCTCTAATAACATTTACTTGTGTACCAGTAACACTGGTCACATACATTGCTTCTAAATCTATTTCAATAACAACACCAGCTACAATGCCCGAGTTGTCTGCACCAGTAACAAAAACAGATGTTGCTGAAGAGGAAGCATCGGAAGCTAACTGAAGTAGTTCTTCGACATACCCAGAAAGCAGCATGTCTCTTGTCTCGTCAATCCATTTTTGAACGGTCATTAGGGACTCCCAAGAAGGTCATTAAGGGCACGTTCTTTACGTTTCTTTTCCGACTTTTCCCCTTGAAGAAGATACCCCGACTCGATTTCGTAGGATGACCCAGCACGTGTTTCAAGGTTGGCAGACCCGTCAATAGCACGGGGCTGAAAACCTTCAGATCTGAGTCGTTTATAGGCGTCCATATCTTTTTCTTTGGCTCTTTCTTTAACTTTACTCCCAGCCCAATCGATCGTTTTTCCATCATGCACACCTCTTGTAGGGGTAGCAGAAGCAGAAACATGCACAGTACCGAAGTATTTACGAACTACCCCCGAACATCCTTCGCAAACCCCGTCGTAGGTTTCGTTAAAACCATGACGAATGTCATGTGACAACCCACAATCGAGACAACGGTAACTATAAATTGGCATTATTCTGGTCCTACTCTGAATGAATAACCCGCTGCAAGTAAAACGGATTCTTCTTCTGTTGTTAAATCTTTTGGGCTTTCGTGTCCGCCGTATATCCACCGTGTGACTGTGCCCCAATCAGCAGGTAAATAACTTTGAACAGTAGTCCCATTGATAATAAATATATTATCTCCTCTAGCGCCGGGACTATAGTGACGCATTAAAGCATACGCAGCAGGTGAAGCGTCTTCTCTTCGACCAACAGAAGGCACAATATTTTCAGTAGGTATTACAACTAACTGGTACATAGTGACAACAGATATTGAACTTGTAGCAGCGATAGCGTCTGGCAATGCTGTGTAATTACTGCTTGGTGTAACTGCTGGTATTGTCGCAGTTCTTTCAAGCGAGTCATCTTGTGCAGCGTCAACCGTAATGTAAAGAGTGACAGTATCACCAACAGTAGCTGCTGCCGCAACTTCGTCGGGAAGAACGATCGCTTCAGAAGTAACATCAGGTATAGCTGCTGGTACTGTAGTGCCACCATCAACAACAATTGTTTGTGCTTCAACCCCCGGAATAATTACAACTGGACACTCAATTGCTGATCCAAGAGTAACCGTTGCCGGGACCGACGGGCTTGCCGAAAACGTCGTCGTAACACCGATTGTGGGTGGCGTCGCAATCGCCGCCACAGTATGACCAACATCGGCAGACTGAGAATAACTAACACCCGACTGGCTGTAATCCACCAAGACACGGTTGTCGGATACCGAGGTGTCACGTTCGTTGTAATCGAACCCGGTCTTGTTGTAGTCATAACCTGACCTATACGCTACGCCGCCCGGACGTTTAGGTGTATAAACGTATACAAACGTAGGCGCTAAATCTGCTGAACACGCAACCGTGCTAGCAAATACAGTTGCATCACGTTTCTGGTAAGGAAAGTTGGCTTCTCTATATTGAATGCCACTTTCGTTATAGTCGTAAGTGCCCGGATATTTTGGGGCGTAGTCGAACCCCGGCTCTTGGTATTCAATCTCATCTTTGTTGTACGGATTGACAGCAGGGGACGGCACCGGACAGCCTCATCTTTCTAGCTAGTAACTGAGGCTGTTTCAGGATCTCCCACTTTTCGAGCAGCAACAGCTTTACCCATAGCAACAAGGGCTGCAACCCCTGCAACTTTCAATGAGTCCATCCAATCTGGACCGGGAACTGCCATAGCAGCTACCCACGCCTGAGCGAAAGTAGCGACAGCACGTTCTAAAGTATCTTTAATAAAACGCTGGTTGAACAACTTCTTGTCTCCGTATCTGCATAGCCGCCCAAGTCTTTGGACCAACGATGCCATCTGCAACAAGTCCTTTAACCCGTTGCCATTGTTTTACTTTGGCGAGTGTACCACGCCCAAATATTCCGTCGGCTAAAGCTCCCACTACTCGTTGAACATGAACAACTGCTTGGCTACGTGAGCCCTTACGGAGTGTTCCGGGGAACGGAACAAGTCCATCTTCTGGTTCTTTAGGCAAAGTCATTACAGGACTGCTAGTTACCATGCGTCGCTGGATCATTCCTCGTAGTTCACTCATTGAAAACGAAGGATCTACTTTGCGTGAAGTCCATTCTTTGTGACCTATCACAGCACAGTCAGGGTTCCAGTTATGCCCGTCACACAGAAAAGCGCACAACTCTACAAGTGCGTCCATCTGAGTCTCGGGTATGTCTTCCCCTAACCCGTCATTAATAAGAGAAACACCTATTAAACGAGAGTTAGCGCTAATTTTACCGGGGCTTGTAGCGTCACCAGTAACAGGGTTATTCTGCTGCATCCGTGTCAACACAGCTTGTAACCCTCGTCCAGCGTGGTTAGCTTTCACGTTCTCAGCAGTTAACTTAACAATGGTGCCATCACGTTTGATGATGTAGTTGTACAAAGGTCCGGGGACTTTGTTGACTCCTCGTACACACATTGCGATTACGTTGTCTGGGTCTGCGTTACGGTTTGAAGCAGTGTGGTGAACAACTATTCCGAACGGTTTGAGTGGTCGTCCAGTGTTAACTTTGCCGGGGGCATCAATCAGTTTCATCTAATGTGTCCCAATCAAGAGTTTCTACACTCCAGCCTTGCGTCCATTTATCTAATTCAGCGTTATAAACAGGGGCTTCTCGAACTAACTTTTGGTAAGTCAAGGGAGGCAAAGGGTTTTCGTCAGACGCATCTTCAGGATAAGTCACAACAGTTTCGGGGCAATCGTCAACTTCGACAGCACGCCACTCGGCTGGTAAAGGATCTCCTACATTCCAATCTGGATGAGCAGCTTGAATATCCCCTGAATGTCGTGGGTAATTGCCATCTGTGTCCATGTAAACAATGTTCAACATCAGAAAGCGCCTAACGTGATTTCGCCTGTTTTAGCTGTTGTTGTCGCAGTTATGCTTTGGAATTGATTCGGTGTAATAGTTCCCCAAGAAACACCGCTTGTAGAAGCCTTAGTCCAATCCGAAGTTGAGCTTACAGCGTACGATGTATCTGAAGTTAGAACCCACGTCGTATCTTCTACAGCAGGGCCAGACCCAGTACCAAGAGTTGCAGTACCCGTCGTGGAACCATCTGTTTTGACTGCCATTACATAAGCGCCACTGTTTGTTGTGCCATCTGCGTAAGCACCAAACGCCATGTAAATTATTTCTTCAGTGGAATTTAAGCCTAGCTGTGTAGGAAAGATGTAGTTGTTAGCTTCAGTAATATCTGTCGCTTGCCGTAAATCGTAACAACGATCAAGTGTGCCGCTGCTGTTGTACCTATACAATATTGTTCCCATTCGGTTTACGGAACCTTCAGCGTATTGATAAGTATGGGTTTGCCAAACATTGTCGTTTGAATCAATTATTGGTTTTGTGTGGTACCCCTGTTGACCATTTTGACCACTTCTATATGTTTCTCGTGACCAAACAATATCGCCACTAGACGTACCAAACTCATTAATTTTACATAAATGAGTTGAACTATCACCAAGGTTTTGGCATTGCAAGTAAAGGTAATCTCCTCTACCAGTTACATCAAATCTCCCATTAATAGTTCCTGTGCTCGGGTAGTAATTATGGCTATCTTCTGAGCCGTGACCGCCGCCATAACGTCTGTAAAGTTGACACCCGTTACTGCCATAGCTAGAAATTTGTGTCCCAAAATAGAAATCTTGGGCAGTCCATTCGGAAGTTGTATCACCAGTAGCTCTGAACCAAACCCCAGTCGGCCAACTAGTTTGAAACCATCCCGGTGTATAGCTTTTACCGTAACTAATTGCGTATTCAGTACTGCTTTTTGAAAATACAGTTTGAAACGTAGCTCTTTGATAACTTTGTTTATTTTCTTGAAGGTTAGATGAACCTGCAACAAAGTTGGAATCACTAGAAACAATGACACCTTGATCTGGAGCGCCGGTATAGTTGCCACTTGCATCAAAAGGCCATGTGTTGTAATACCACATAAAGCCACCAAAGGTATCGGTTTCTTCACTCAAATCCGATTTCATTGTGGCACACCATCGAGGTATTTCAGGACTTACGTTTGGTACTTGTCCACCCCACCAAATTTGATCAGTTGAACTTCCTGCTGTTCTGGTGTTATACAAATCTTGGCAATACCAGTTACCTTGTTCCGTAGCGCTAGTGTTAGAAACTCTGTCAATCGTGAAGTCAGAAAAAAGTGCATCAGTTTTGATGAACCAAGTTTCATAACCGCCTGTAGTATTACTGTTCGTATACCCAGCCAAATAAACATTGTCTGAACCATCAACTGCTAAACCAGCAATAGTACGGCTATCAGCAGAGTATGATTCTGCGGTATTTGCATGTACTTCAGCAATAAATGTGTCAGACGAACCAGAACCTGCGCCAAACAACGCTACTTTAAAAGCTCCTAACGGCATAACAATCCTTAACTAGTAAGCGCAGCGATTTCGTCGTCAGTTAAACCAAGATCTTTAAGTTTCTGATTACCTGACGCTTTATCCGCAGCAGCTTTTTCAGCAGCAGCTTCTTCTTCGGCTTTACGCTCTGCTGCCTGAACAGCAAGAGCGTCAGATTCAACAATTTCTACTGCTGTCATATCCCGTACAGTTTGGGTTTGAGTTAAACAATCAAACTCGATAACTTTCATTTTATACAGTCCTATCTATTCCATAAACAAGCAAAGAACTGCCTGCTTGATAAATATGATTACCAGAGTTCTTTACAGAAACACTTGTTGTAGCAGCAGTTTCACCATATTTGTAAGCAGTTCCCCAGCTTGCTGCCCAAGCATTAGAATTTTTTATTCCGCCACACTCATAAAGTATTTGTTGATAACCAGAAGTATCAGTGTATTCAGGTAAATAAACTGTCATCCAATTACCGTTTCCTCCACCTTGCCCGGTATCAGTAATCCCCATAGATGGACAATAATTTGCTGCGTTGCTATAACCGTGACCTGAGGCAACAGCATTATTCGTGTAAGAGCCCCCTGCGTTATACCAAGCAATCCGCTGGATATCATAATTAGCGTTAGTATCCACAGTGTTCACATAGAAATCATCGGTATAAAAAGTGCTACCGGTATAATTTATAGTTCCTGTAAAAAAGATTTCTAAATCTTTGTGCGTTTGAGGGATACTAGAAACAGTTAAAGTAATAGCGCTACCGTCGGCTTTTGCAATTCCAAGAAGTTCGTTAGCCATTAGGAATCTGGTCTTCCATACAATGTAAACACCGAACCTTCTTTAAAATAACTTACTGTTGACAATGTCAACGTAGTGATAGCTGTCGAGTTCATACCGGTATCTATGGTCGTCATGCCCATACTGTTTTCAAACCATCTGGTAATACCACCGCTGGAGTCCACAGTAGTCCATGCCCGTACTTCGATCATTGGTGATCCATTATCAGTAGAACGGTATTGAGTTAAATTCATTTGCATTAACGCCATAACATTGGAAGCCCCTGCTGCCCCACTTTGAGTACCGGGTATCCGAGCAAGCAAAGGACTGGATGAACTGCTATTCCATGTGTAATAGTCGGTATGTGAACCATTAGTTCTTGTAACCCGACGGAACTGATAATCATAAGACGCTGTTGTTATGTTATTAAACGTCGCATAAAACTCAACGTCCGTGCCAGTATTAGTCGATGCAGCCATACCCTCAATATGCAAAGACGAATAAGTTTGAGGCAGACTGGTAAACGAAACAGAACCTGTTGTAGTATCGTCAACAACGATTTGGGCTACAGCTTCCATTATGGTTGAGCCAATCCGTAAAGACTAATAACTGCGTTAGTCGGACGACTCCAGCTACTAGTTACAGTGAAATAAAGGTTAGTGGTACCTTCAGTGTTGGGAGTACCATAATTATATGAGGAGTTACCTCCCCAAGCATTGTCTATAGCTGGGTTGTTGCCGTTTCCCCACCAGTTGTGCATAGAACGCCAAACTTGGCGACTAGTTTGAGAATCTCTTGGCCCAGTCGTAAAATACGCAACAAAACTTTGTCCATATCCTACGTTGGAAGAATCACCAGCACCGATTGCCCGCCACATTTCTGCGTAAGTTGTTTCACGATCATCGTACACATACCGAGAACCATTTTTTACGTTCTCATACCCCCAGTTATTACGATAATTATTGGTGTTTATCGGCTGGACTTGCATTATTGGGTTGGCTCCGCCAGCGGAAGTATTTCCCGGTTCCCAAAAAACTACACGCAATATCGAATACTTAGTTGGGTCAATACCCGTAAAATTGACACTCGTTTGACCACCATAATCAGCGGTGCCAAGAGTTTCCCAACCCTTGCCGCCGCCGCCGCTTCCGGCAGCACCCAACAAAGCTGTTTTAAATGCGCCTAGAGGCATTAGTAATCCTTACTGGAAGTCTTGACCAGCTACAAACCCATACCAAACTGGTGAGCTACCGCCGTTAAATGTGACAAAACAAAGAATATCTGCACCAGTAGTAGCAGTAGTTGTCAACGTTGGAGCAGTACCACCAGCCCACTTGACACTAGTAAACGCACCAGTACGAGAACCCGTACCATCTTGCGTAAGAATTAGTGTCAACGCAGTACCGGGCTGCAAACCAGCACCCGAAGGCATTGTAAAAGTACAGTTGCCACTCATTGTCCACGTTTGGGTATTGCCGTTAGTTTCGTCAAGAGTAACTGCGGTGCTTGTGCTCCCACCGGCGTACACCGTTTCGGAGTAATCCTTATGGATAACCGCAGACATAAGCTGATCTGCACCAACAACAGCACCAGACAGAGTTGCACCAGCAATAGTTGGGCTCGTCAACGTAGTAGACCACGCTGTCGTACCTGTACCAGTATGCGTAAGCAAAGCGTTCGTTGATGCTGAAGCAGCAGGCGAAGCACTAATACCAAGTTTTGTTTCTAAAGCAATTAAAGCCGTAGAAGCAGCACCGTGCACCTGATCGTGTTCAAAACCTGACGCATCTAAGTCAGTAGTAGAACCCGGAGTTACTTGCGTTGAAGTTGTATCTAACGAAGTTGGGTAATTTGATGAAGGCATTTATAACTCCTATGGAACCAGATCAAGAGTGAAAATACCGGCAGTATTCCATTGGATTTTGAATGTGCCGGACGTTGTACTAAAAGCTCCCCCAAAATCTATGCAAGCAATAAGACATTTGTTTGTGCCTGTGCTGGCGTAAAGCGTGTCATCGTAAACAACTGCTCTTGCTACACCAGACAACGTTGAAGCAGCCCATTCAGTATCGGCAGCATCAAACTTTAATGTTCCTGTGCCATCCGAAGAACTAGTAAACGTAACACTGGTCAACGTTTCGCCACCAGTTGAGTAATTACCACCTGCTGGTAACTCGTTAGTTATATCGTTCATTGTTGACATAGTTTCATAATCCGAAGCAGTCGGATTAAATGACGCAGTTGTCAACAAACATTTAAACGTGTCATTATCGAAATCTAAATTGAGGTCATTTTTTAATGCGGCCTCAAACGTTTCGCAAAAAAGTCCACTAGCCATTGGTGCTACTCGTTCCTTGGATTGGCTTTGGCCTAATCGTTACGTCACCGCTTGGTTTTTGCATTCTTTTTTTTCTTTCTTGCAGCAGCAGCAGCCTTTTTACCTTTAGCGGTATAGGCGTACTTTTTTCCGTTAACTGTAGGCATGATTGAAATGATAGCAGAGAAGAGCAGAGAGGCCGGGGAAAGGGGGAAAACCCGACCCCTCTGCGATCTCTAAAACTAACTACTAGGAGTTAGCTCCGATTGTTGATGCTGCTTCCACACGGACCATGCATGCTTCACGGAAGATGCCGTATCCGACTAGGTGGTACCAGCCAATTGGATTGAACCGACGCAGGGTGTCAGTCACAGGACCAACAACAATGCTTGGGTCAGCGCCAAATCCGGGGGCACGTGAATGCGCTTTTGCAAGCGCTTGACGGCCACAGATAAGGGTTTGGTAAACATCGACGTTACCGGAACCACCGTCGGCGATTAAACCGGCACGTGGGTTCTCAATGTATTCGATGCCATTGAAAGTACCAATCGAACCTGCACGAATTGGGCCTCCTTCTTGGTACAACTGGTAGTTAACAACGTCAGTCACCGCTGTATCTCCACGAAGATCGTAAGAAACATCAGGGTGAATAATTGCCATATAGTTGCCGTTTTCCCAACCGGGAGCGTTAGCAGTCCGCAACTTAGCTACGGCTTGCCTGCCTAACGCAGCAGTGTAGTTATCAGTAGCTGTGATTGCGCCACGGCTTGTTTGGCCCGAATGGATAATTTGATTGGCGTCGGTGCTGCCATTGGCAACATCAGACACAATTTTATCCATTGAGTCAGCCATGTTGTAACCAACAATGTTGGCTGCATCAGCGTCTACGTTAAGGAATGATGTTCCACGCAGCTTGGCACTGGTGATAACCGCATTACCGTACTCTGCAAGAGCTACGTTTATTTGGCTGTCAGTCAATGCCTGTGCTGTCACATCAGCGTTTTCCGTAAGCGCTGTAGTGGCCTGCCCAAGATCGGCTAGGAAAGTAAATTTAACACTAGAACCGTTGTGGCTCTGTGCTGTCGAACGAACGTCAGCGACCATTTCGAACAATGGTTGCGAACGCAAAGCGAAATACGCAACCTGATCGAACGCAGCCTGTACCTGATCGTCCAGAGTTGAAGTTGTTACTGAGGGGGTTGCCATTGCAACTTAATCCTTATAGGTAAGGACTCCTCAAAATAAAATCAAACGCTAGCGTTCCACATTACTCCCTGAGATTCCATTAACTGCCGCACTTCTTCTTCCGAAGTAGTTGCTGCTAATCTCTGAGAAAAATCGGGTGGGACAACTGGATCTCCGCCTTCACCTGCCGCTTGAATGCGTTCTTCTGTTCGTAAAACATCAGGCATTATTGCATTAGGTTGGCTTGAAGGTTGTGTTGCCACATTTAAAAACCCAGCAGCTTCAGCTTCCATACGGATTGCGTCAACATCAAGGTCGCCTTCGTAGCCTTTAACAAAATATTTTACACGAGCATCATCAGGATCAAGTCCTGCTGATCTAAACGTTTTATCCCGCATTAAAATTTTGTTTTCTGCTTCAGCAGCGTCGGCTCTCGCTCTCTCTGCCTCAATAGTTTTTTCGTATTTACGACGAAAATTTGGCTCAGATTCAGTACTGCCAGCATTGTCACTATTTTGAGTGGAGTCAATGTCTGTCATATGTCACTCACCTATCCTGTAGCACATCTTCAGCGGTGGAACCTCAGATGGAAGGGTTGTTAGCTCACCCGTTTGGGGCCAACAAACAAATTATAAAGTATACGAAAGGTGAATGCAAATTTAGGTAGTGTAAACAGAACCAAGTGAAGTATTGCCAGCAGCATTAATCATGCTGCCAGTAGTCCCACTAAATTGGCTGCGTCGTTTTTCATTTTCACGACGTAAATCTGCTCTAGCTTCACCTGATCCCCATATACCTTCACCAAGTTCAGTACCTGTCATAGCGTCAGAGCTAATTGTGCTACCTGCTAAACCTGCAAATTGCCCTAATTGTGCAGCTACTTCACGTTCTTGAACGTTTTGATTTAAAAGACTTCTACTTAAATCTTTATTAAACGAGGTAGTTCCTAAAACTCTTTGTGACATGCCAGTAAGTTTTGATGCGTTATACGCACGTTTAGCTTCAGCTAAAGACGAGGTTGCCATAAACGTAGGGTCAACCATTGCTGCCATAAAATCTGCTTTATCCCACTTATAATCTCGTTTTAACATAGCTACAGTTTCAGGGTTTGAGTTGTAGTACATATCTTCAGCTTCTTCTGCACGCCCTGCGAATTCTGCTACCGATACATTGTTAGCTATTAACGTAGTTATCGGGTCTTTGCCTAAAGCTTCTTGTGCAGTGACGTAGGCTCCTAAACCAGTTTTATCTATAATTGCTCGAAGGCCGCTTTCTTGTTGCACGTATTGAGCTTCACTTAACGGTGCATCATTTTCATCACGCAATGCCATTGCAGGAAAACGTTTGTCGTAAAGATCTCTAATTTCTTTTGGCACGTACATTGCATCTGTTGTTGCAACAGTAGAACTACCAAATCGCATTTGCATAATGATTGTGTCAGCGTCGTACCCTAAAGCTATTTGGCTTATTGCCCATTGAGCTAATGCACTACCAGCTTCTGCTCCAAAGAATTGACCAAAGAATCCACGCATCGCTCCTTCAGCGCTACGCATTCCTTTTTCTTTCATGTATTCTAAATATTCATCACGTTGTGAGTCGTTAGGGTTTCGTGGCGACTGTGGGTTAGGTGGAACTAGATCTCCGTCCGGTATGTCAATAAAAAAATCGTTCTCGGGGTTGCTAGGACCACTAGGAACAGGAACAGTTGGAACAACTGGAGCAACTGGGAAACCGCTACGCATGTCGTAATCTTTAAGAGCTTCTTGGCTCATTCTACGAATAGCTTCATCTAAATTATATTGATTCATCCCTGTATTTGGAGTAGGGGCAGTAGTGTTATCAAAAGCCATTGACTCTAAAGCACCTGTAGTGAACTGGTTAGCTTGGTACTGGCGTAACATCTGCTGACCTTTTGCGTGCAAGGCGTTGAGATCTACTTCAACCATTTTAAATCCTTGTGGTTTGGCCCATTAAAGAACCTATTTGATTTACAAAAGACATTGTTTCATTAAAAATATTAGGGTTGTAATCTGCTTCTTCTGACGTTCTTACCCGGTACGCAAAACTATTAGCAGTTAACGGGGTATAAGCGCCATCGTCTTTTTGATCACCGCTTAAAATATCAAGCGCTAATTTACGGTGTTCATTTTTCCATTGAGGTTGGTAACCCATAATGCTGTAAAAAACGCTGCCATAAGAACCCAAAATGTCTAACGGGCTACGTCCTGCACGTATACGTTCCGCTACAGCAGGGTACAAATCTTCTGCTTGTTCGCCTAATAACGAACGCAACAAATCTAATTGCTCTTGTTCGTTGCCAATATAAGCACGCCGAGCCCATTCGTTAATTACGTTGTCATCAGGATCAATAAGATAATTATCGTAAATACCAAGAATCGTTGTACGAAGATCAGCTTGTGTAGTGCCACCTTCAACATCCTCTCCAAAAGATATTGGAGTTTTAATATCAGTTGCAAGATACCGGCGAATTTCTGCTTCGCCCATGTCTTGTTCCCAAGCATATTTTGCCGCTGCAAGTATTTCGCCGTCAGACCATTCCAACCCAAGATTTAATAACTCGTCACGAATTAATTGTTCTTGTGTTTTAACAAGCGCACGTCTACGACCTGACCAACCACTTCCTGTTTCCCCATCATTCCATTGAGCGTCTTTACCAAATTTACCTTTACCAAAATTTTTGTAGTAAGGAGTTTGTTGTATTAAGGATTCAACCCACCTGTCGTATTGATCTTGGGAAACAAACCCTTGCGCTTTTCCATCCTGTTGAATGATTTCAAAAACATGGCGCCCATCAATTTCCATATCTTGACGGCTTAACAACCAATTAAAACCACGTAACAACGCTTCATAATCAAGTGTTGCTTGATCTTTTTCTTCTGGAATAGGTTCAATAACCATTATCGTCTACTCCCAAACGCTTTAAAGATGGCGTCCATTGCGCTTTCGCTATCTATTAACAGTTTCTCTTCTTGGAACTCTCCGCCTTCTTCAGTTTCTTTTATAATTTGTTCACCAAAATACGATTTCATTTCTGTATCAGTTGGTTGTCTAGAAACACCCATGTTGTTTTGTTGAGCTTCTAAGCTCCATTCATCAAACAAAGTAAGAGCAACTTCATCTGGTTCTCGCCCAACAACACGCCTGTATATATCGCTAGCTAATGCACGACTATGCGTTTGCGATATTAATTTAACAACACCAGTGTTAGCAGCTAAATCAAAAAGCTCATCACTTAACAAATCTAACGTTAAACCAGTGCGAGTAACTGCTTGACCCATAAGCCCAGCTTGAACAGGATTTAAAAGAACGTAATTACGAGGTCCTTCTGGTGCAAAATCTTCAGCACGAAGTTTAGGAATTTCTGTTTTTATCATTTCGTACGCATCCATACCACCCCCAGATAAACCTGCTCTATAAGAAATTTCGTTAGCCATTTCTAACAATCCGAGCATTACTGATTCACGGTCGTAAATAATTGATGGATCACGGAACATATTGTCACCTAAAGCATTTGCCATAAACGATTTATCGCCTGTGCCAATAGCTAAAGATTGAGCAATTAACTTTTGAGTATTTGGATCTTGGGCATCATACAAAGTCATTGCATCACGAACAGTAAACGGAACGTTGCGTTCTACGCTTCTTATAAAACTTTGCCCATCAGCAATACGTGACTCATCTATTTCCCAACCAAGGCCTCGCCCAACAACTAACGGGTTTTGTTGAGGCAAACTTCCTTCGATGTAATCTACGTAAGGGACATCTTGAAACCCTAAAGTATCTCTAGGAGGAGCAGCACCACGAAGCCGTGGCATATTCCCTGTAGTAACAGCAGCCCAATCTTGTTGTTCAACAGCAGTGTCTTCGTAAGCTAATCGACCTGCGGCTAACATCCCCGGATCAGTTATTACACTAGCTGTTCCATAAAGATCAGGGTCTTGTTCGCCTACTGCAAAACCTTCGTTAAGTACTAATTCAGCAAGTTTTTCTTCACGCCGTTTACCAGCAGCAATTTCTTCAGGAGTTAAAATAATTTCGTCAGGTGTCATTAGCGCAGCTTCGTTAGCTGCAACAAGTTGATTAACAGATTTTTCTGTAGCTGTTTTTATTTCTTCTTCGTTAGCACCTTTTTCTTCTAACTCTTTTCCTTTATCAATAAAAGCTTTAGTCGAAGGTAAAAGAATCGTTCGTGCTACGTCATCTGCGTTAGAAAGTACATCCCAAACTATGCTTAAAACACTCATTATCTTGCGCTCCCAAGTGTTGCTGGTTCACGCAACGGGCTATTTCCAACAGAAACTGTTTCTATATTACTAAAGAACCTGTCATAGACATTTCCAAAGTCTGGTTGCAACAATAATTTTGCGATACCTAGTTCCCATCTAACTCGCAAATCTTCATTGCCTTTATAACTAAGGCGTTCCCATCTAGAACTATTAAAACTTTTAGCACGCATTTCTAAATCTCTAGCAATACCATCATGCAAATCTAAAAATTGTCCTATTTGCACAACATCAAGTCGTTTTGCATATGCAGGATCTTTAACAACATGACGGAACCCAGCTAAAGTTCTTTGCACCTTTAAAGGATCATTAGTGCTGTAAAACTCTTCATGCCACGCTGGGAATTGTTGACCAAGATTATGAATAAAAGATCGCCGTTTTTGTACTAAATCGTAATGAGAAGAAATAGCTCCAGACAAACCAGCTTTTTTACGTTGCGCTAAATCAGCATAAAGTTTTATACGGAAATCTTTCCACTCTCGCCAACCTTGTGTAGCAGTCGCATCTTCAAATTGTTCGCCTAAAGTTAAAGGTCTTACACGTCCTTCAAGAGTTTCAAGGCGACGAATATTCCGGTTGTATTCCCATTTAACTTCTTCTGGCCCAACCTGCCCAATAATCCACGAAGCTATTTCTTGGTACTCTGTTGCGTCTTGTTTATGCAGTTCATAATTTTCGTGACCTTGGCGTGTGCCTGCAATTGCTTCTATCGTAAGTTGAGTACGGGCAGTAGCCGGCCACATATCAAAATGATTTTCTAGTATGTACGCATCAGCTATTTCTGGCCCATGTTCTTCAAGAACTTTCCAGTACTCTTTAATAACTGGATAATAAGGCGACTGTTGCAACGCTGACGTTGGTACTGCCAAGTTACGCAATGACCGTATGCCATAAATCATTTCAGTACGACGTTTTGCTTCAGCATTAAAATCTTTTAACGCTTGCCCAGTTGTCGGAAGCACAATGCCTTGCTCGTTGTATTGAACCATCATGTCAATCAAAACTCGTGCAGCAGTAGCTTTGCGACGGTCATCATCTAAATAAAGCTTGTTAAGTAAACCTTTGCGAGCAATATTTTTAGTCCACGCTGGCAACAAACTTGACAATATGCGTGTAAATGTGTTGTCGCCTTCAGCTATTCCGTAAGGAATTAACCACCCTAAAGTTTTATCTAACGACGGTACCGCAAGGATTGCTTCTCCAGCGCCAACAGTAATAGCAGGGCTCACTCCCGGTAACGCAGCGATAAATGAACCAGACCCTAGTTTTAAGTCCATTGGCATTTCAGAAAGAATGCTTAAATCGCCAAACCAATCCACTGATTCGACAAACGGAATCCAATCTGTTTCAGTTTTTGCACCGATTATGTTTGGTAATTGGAAAGTTGCAATTGATTGACCGTTTTCGTCTTCACCAGATAGAAGCGCAAAAGGTCGTAACCCTCGTGCTACGAACACAGGATTTTCGTACGCCAAACTAAACCATCGTCCAAGAACTTCTTGCCATGCGCCAAAGAAAGGTGCAACAAGCCAAAGCATTTCTTCAATTCGTGTACGTGACGCTAAATCGTAAAGTTGATTATTTGTTTCAACCCGAGCCCATTTGCGTGCTTTTTCTTGTAACTGATACATACGTTTATCTGAAATGTGGTATGCGTCACCTACTTTAAAAGGTTGTAAACGACGAATAACATCTGCTGTATAAAGCGCATCGTACATTACGCCTCGTGACATACTGCTTTCAACTTCGCCTAAGTTTTCTAGTGGTTGAGTTATTTTTTGTTTTATGCGTTCCCAAATAGTCGCAGTTTGTTTTGAATCTAAGAACTGAGAATCAGTTACAGTTCTTCCAAAATCACGTAAGCCTTCTTCGCCCGGTAACGGGCGACTGTTTTTAATAGACGCTGGCGAAGCTGACCTGAGAAACGCAACGTCTTCAACTTCTTCTACAAACTTGATATTGCGTTCACCTAATAAACGAATCTGTTCAACAATGTCACGACGTTTAGCGACAGTCATTGCTGTCATTCTTTGGTCAAACGATAACTGCCCGGTATTCGTAATTATAGATTCAGCAGCGCTTTCGTAAGAAGCAATCATTAAACGTCGAAGAACAGGGTCTACCGTTAAATCAATGTCAAGATTTCCAGTGGCATCAATCCAACGTAATACTTTGCCATCTCGAAAAGAATCCCACATTGTTAACGCAGAATCCCATAGAGGTACACCAGTTATTTCGTCAAAAGCTGGGATACCACTAGATACTCCTATTTGACGTAATTCGTTGTCGTCTATAAACGCTTTTAAAATTTGATCCCAAGTAGAATCACTTAACTTTTGTAGTTTATCTAAAGCAGGAACAATGTCAGCTTGCCACGTGATTGTTGTGCCTGCTTGAAATTTTTCAACAACAGCTTCAAACCCCGGCAAAATAGCTGGTACTTGGCTCATTGATTCGTAACGAGCTTTAAACACTAAGTTAGTTAACTCTTCTGGTGTTTGATCTCTAGGTACCCAATTTTCTATTACTTGTCTACCGTCGGTGCGTAACCATTGCAGAATTTCTGCATCAGTAAGATTTGCGTTTGGTGTACGAATAAATTGCCGCCAAAAATCACGATCAGCAGTTACACCTTCTGGTCCTTTGGCAGACAAAATACGGTCAGCAAAATCATTGTAAGCAGCTACAAAGCTGTCTCGTTCAACACGATTCATAAAGTCGTATTGGTGAGATCCTTGGAATTTTTCTTTTCTACGTTGAATATGGTTAGCGCCTTGTATTTGAATACGGGCGGTGTTGTTCGCAGAAATATTGCGTCGATTAATTTCTTGCTGTGAAGGTATATTGCCAAACGCACTATCAATCCGAGTTGAACCTATTTGCGTTGTACTAAATCCACCTTCAGTTAAAATTTGTGCAGCACGTTCAAACGTTTGTGCTGTGTGAGGAAACTCTGTCTGGAAACCTTGTACAACTGTTTTATCGTAATCAGATACAGCTTCAACGTTGTTAGAAATTAACTCTGCTGCTCGTCTGCGGTCTTTAAAAGCTTGATTAGCTTCTGCTGCTAAATCTAAAAGCGTAAAATGTTCACCAATTAAATCAGTAGCTTTTTCGGAAGATAAGAAATCAACTTGACTTGCTGGTGGAACATCTAAACCACCAAATGGGAATTCATCTAACGGACGACTATAGAAATTTTCAATTCCTATTACTTCAAAATTTTGTACTAGCTCTGGCGTATTTACTATGTTCGCTAATTCTGCAAGAATAGGATCAGCGTCTCCAAGGAAATCTTCTAAATTTTCGATTCCTTCTAAAGCATAATCAGGAATACCTTCTTGTGATCTACGCAAAATATCAGTTTGTTCACGTGCACTTAAAGTACGTTTTAATTCGTTTATGCGAGCATCAATAATTTTGCGAGTGCCTGCTGATGCATTCCTATAAAAATCAGCGGTTGTAATTTGGCTTACAGGTATAACAGCAGTGTAAGTTCCTAAGTTTGCTGCATCTGTGTAAGGGTCAATAACCTCTTCATAAATACGGTCATTGATATAACTGGCTACATCGTCGCCTTCTAATACATTTTTTTCTGCTAGCAACGCAGCATACATTTTAGATTCAGTTGTGTTAGCTGTACCTAAAAAGTTATCGGCAGGGAAAAAGCGTTGAGGCTCTTCCATAAGTTGATCTAAAGATTCTACTCCGAATAAGTCATCGCTAATTGTTTGGTAACGACCCGGATAGTTTTCTGCCAACCAATTAAACATGTCAGCAGCTTCAGCTTCTCTTAAAGAAACCCAAGCAGCGTTACGTGCGGCAATACCGTATGATTCAGCAACCATTCGTCGAGCAGCGTTAGCTATGCTTGTACGGCTATGAGCAGTGTAAGCACCTGCTGCTGCGGCTGCTCCAACAGGACCAGTAAAATAAAGACCTAGTGCTGTAGCTGTGCCAAGTCGTTTAGTTTGCCGTCGTGCGTATTCTTTTTCTATTACACCAGTTACAAATTCTACAATGTCTTGACCATCGTCTAAATAAAGGTCAACCATTTCAATAAAGTTACGCCGTTGAAGAATTGCTTCTTCTTCTAACAAACGTGCGTACGAAGGGCGTTTAACGTTGTCAAAATATTCAGCTTGATCAAATTCGAGAAGATCAGGTTCGCTTTGAATGTCAGCCATTGAATTTTGAGTTTCGGTGATTCGCTCAAACCCGCCTAGTTCTTCAAACAATTCGTTTTGAACAATAGCTTGAATGTCTACACCGTCATTGCGTAGCCACCTAGCTTGCAAAGTATTAAATGCAGGCCCAATTCTTGCTACCCCTAATGATGTTTCAAGCGCTGCTTGTAAACGAAGTTGCGAATCAATATTTACAACCATTTGCCAACGTGGTGTAAGCAAGTTAATTGTTTTCCACGTACTTTGAGTTTCCATTAAAAGGTTACGCAAAGTAGCACGAGCAGGAGTAAGACCTATTTGCATTTGTTTCCCGGCAATTTCTATAGATTTGAAATCACCCATTAACGCTCGTTCTAAATCTTTCCACCTATCTATACGTGGCATAATTACTGTTTGTCTAACTTGACTAGGAGCAATAGGTTTGCGAACAAAAACAGTTTCGCCTAACTCGTTGGTCCCAATAACGTCTGTGAAATCAACGTTGCCGTATTTTTTACCTGTAGCGTCGGCGCTTTCTTCAAGCATTTTTTTAACTGCTGAAAGTTCGCCTCGAAGAATAGTTATCAAATTAGAACGAACGTCTGGTCCTGTCCAAGTGAGCCCGTCAAATTTTTTGTCAGGAACTATTGATTCAACAAACCCAGTAAGTACGCCGTTAATTAACCTGTCAAGTTTAGGACCTAACCGTTCAGGCGGTGTATCAACTAAATCAATCAACGTTTGGTCCGCCCAAAGTTGCGACGTGCCTTTATCTGTTGGTCGATTATCTAAACTTATGCCTTCCCATGTTGGAAGATTAGAACGATAACTCATTAACGCTACGTCAAGCAACGAAAGTGGTTCACCGCTTTCTAACATGGTTGCTCTGCCATGATGCTTTTGCATTATTTTAGAAACGTTAATTCTTTCTAAATCACGGAAGAACTTTTCTAGTTCTGTAACTACTTGGTTTTTATTATTGACATCAATAATGCCTTCTAAAACTTTTTCACTAAACAGTTTGTAAGCACGTGAATTTGTAAACCCAGCGTATAAACCAGATTTTTCAAAAAAGGTTCGTGCTGCAAGACCTGCTTTGGTCGTAGGTTTAAGAATTGAATCAAACCCATCAATTGTTCTAGGAATTTCTAAATCAATAGTTTGAAAAAGATTATCTATCGCTGCTTCATGCATTTCCCGTGGAGAAATAATTTCATGGTTCCGAAGCCGATTCATGTTTTCTTGTTGATCGACTAACGGATTTAATTCACCAGCAGCAGGTATGTCGCTAGTCCCTCTAACAATTAATTCAGGGTTGTAAAGATCGTGATTCGCTGGAAGTAACGAATACACATCTTGCATTAAATTTTTGTAAGTACCTTCGTTATCAGCTAGCACTGCTTGCCACGGAAAATTTTGCATTTCGTGTAAACGATCAAATAATTCAGCAAGTTCTGAATCTCCTGATCGACCTAAAATGATTTCTGCTGCATCCAAGTTCAACGGTTTAATAGGCATTGTCCTAAACTTTTCAATGCCTTCTTTTGTTGGATCGTCCCAAGAACGACGCCGTTGTTCGTAGTCAAGTAACGCTTCTGAAGCTCCAGCTAAATCTTCAGGTGCAACATCTGCGTACATAGCTTCATCTAAAACGCCAGTTGCATCTAATGCTTCTCGCAATTCTAATTGCGCTGCTTGGATACTCATATCTTCTAAAGCTTGTGGGCTAAACAAGTAATGCTGTATAAAAATAGCGTGCGCTTTTTCTTTTTGAAGCAACACATCAATAATGTGGTCAACGTGAATTTTGTCTAAACGATTTATTTCGTCAGGAATCGCAGTAGGTTCAAGAGACGCTGCACGTCCTTGCTGGAACGCATCATCTGCGGCCATCTCCCCCATTGCTTGTCCCATGTTTTTTCTGTGAGCATCAAATGACGCTATTTCTTTTCTTACACGACCTAGTTCTGAAAAATGCCAGTGTAAAGATGTAGGGCGTTCAAGTATTGCTGGGAACTCAGCCATTGGCCCCGGCGTTTCATCCATTTCTCCTAAACTTGTACGCCAGTCATAATCAAATTCGTCAGGGAATCTGTTGTATTGATCTTTTATTGGGCCCGGCACACGTCGCAACAAACTCCAAAGATGCGACATTTCTTTTAACTGTGCGTGCATTGCTTCTTTTACAGCAACGTTGCCATTTACATAACGAATAAAGTTGTGGAACGGCAACCAAGCAGAACTATCTACAGGTGCAGCGTTAGCTAATGTTGCATAAACTTTTGACAATTGCCATCGTTCTTCAGGCGTCATATGTTTAAACGCTGGACCCCACTGTGGCATTTTTTGAAAAATACGTAAAGCTATAATTTCTTGGGCAGCGTTGTTTCTATTTATATTCCAAAGCCCAGTGCCGTAAAACTGATCTAAGCCTGTGCTTGGAACTTTCTTCATTGTTTGAAGACTGTTTTTAACTTTTTCTAATGGCCCAAAAACAGTATCAATATGTGCTGCATAAAGTTCTAATTGCAACCGTTGTTCAGCAATAGCGTATAAACCATCTTCTGCTAATTCTAATTCTGCTTCGGCTCTTCGGAACTCTTCAGGGTCTGTATCTACGTTGTCAGGCCTATATATTTCGTTGTCAAATTGTCGTTTGTACGCATCTGCTGCTTCTACTAATTCACCATTAATTCGGGCTATAGCAGCTTCAACATTAAAATCAACGTTTGTATCGTAAGGAAGTTCGTTTCTATATATCGCTGCTTCAAAGTCACGTTTTGCTTGACGGTAAACATCATCTTTAAAATTAAAATCAAGATTGACGCCGTATCCTCTTAACCCAGCAGTTACTTCATTAACAATTTCGTCACGATTTAATAGAGCTAAAACGTCTAAGTCGTAAGTGTCATACGCAGCTTTGTATGCTTGATAGTTAACACGTACTTCGTCTGTAACCGGGGTGACATCGCCTTCAGCTAAAGAAACTGGGAAAGGATCACTAGGATCAGCAGCACCTTCTCTTTCGAGAAATTCTGTTATCGAAGCATCAGTGTCAAATATTGGACTTGTTTCGCCAAGAACATTGCTGCGACTAGCAATTTCTATTGCAGGGACTAAGCCTCCATTGTTTAAATCAGGTCCAAACTGTGGGGCTGCTCCGAGATCACCTGTTTGCAAATAGGTTGCAGAAGGTCTTATGCCATAAAGAGCTAAGTTATTTGTTTCATTAATAACAATTTGCTGCAACTCTTTAGTGATAGGCACTGTTGCTGCATCAAAAATATCTCGTGGTTCTGGGATATTGTCCATCCACGCAGGTTGGTAATCAAATTTTTCAAACAACAAAGAATCAACAGAGCGTGTGCTGCCTACGACTTTGCCACCGCCAATAGTAAGCATGTCTAAAACACTGCCGCCTAACAACGTTTCAAGGTAAGGATACTTCCCTTCAAACTGTTGAATTTTTTCATGCAGTTTTTGTCCACCAATACGAATTGGTTCTCTTGTAGGTGTGCGAACAATAATTGGTTGATTTCTTACAGGTGGACGTACTTGTTCGTAAAAAGGCCCCATGCTTTCATTTGGCAATAACCCGGGTTGAACTCTGTAAACAGGAACTGGGTTACCTGACCCATCAATATCTATATATTCAAGTTGTTTTTCAGGAAATAAATCTTTACCTACATTGTCTGGATCAAGACGAGCTTTTTTAGCTCTATTAATATTAAATGCAGTTCTGCTAATTTTAATGCCCGCATAAGCTGGGTCTCCAACAACGTTAATGCCAGCATCAAAAATGCCGGAAACAAACTGGTACTTAGGTGTTTGTTTAAATTCTTCTACAGAAGTTGGATTTAAAATATCTACATGACCAGAAAACAGCATGATTGCTTGACCAGCGCTTCTGTCGTTTGTTAGTTCCCAAGCATTTTGCCATGTGCCATAATCAAAAATTTTGGTGTTAAACCCACGACCTGTACGCATACCAGTTACAGGGTCTCTAGCCTCAAACGGGTTAAGGCTTGCCATTGTGACCATTGTGCCGATAGGCCGGTCAACAAAGTTTTTAATTGCGTAATTGAAACCGTCCATTGTTAGGTTCCAAACAGCGGCTGGTTCTTCTCTTATACTTTCAGGGATTGCCCCGACTGCTGCACCAATACCAGTATCCGGGCCAAAGAAAGAACCTATTACTGAACGCCCAGCGACACCTTGATTAGATGCGCTCATTTTTCCTAGTATGTTGTCTTTCCACGATTCGTTAAACGCTTCGAAAACACTGAATTCTTCATCGTCAGCTAGTCGAATAGTGTCAACAAAAAGATCAGCAGCTTGCGCACCAAAATCAACAGGCGCTCTAAAAATGTTGTAAAGCCGACCGGTAAAACTCACGACGCATCAAATCGTGTTGGTAAAAACGTTTCCATTTGCAAAACAGTTTGTTGCATGTCTGGGTTAGCGTAAGGATTATTTGCTGTTGCTTGCAGTAACGGCATAGTTTGGAACAACAATTGAGAACGTTCAGGAGTAAGTTTTGGTTCTCTTATTTGCGATGGCATAGCTGACGAAGGTTCCATTGGACGATCTGTAGTTCTAAACAAATCACCTGCGCTACCGGGCATTACTCTGCTAGGAGGCAACGCTGTTGGTTCTCCCATACCTGCTACATTTTGTGGAAGTGGCGCAACTTCTTGTGCCATTTCTTGTTGTTTAGCAGACCCGTACGTTTGATCTTTGGCTGTTTGAATAGCTTGGGTTTTAGATCCCTTGCCTTTACGTGGCATTACAGTGCTCCAATAAGGTCTTGGATAGATGGTCCTTGTTCAGCTTCTACTGGTGGGGCTATACCTGCTTCTGCCCCCATTCCCGGTAAAGCTAACCCCGGTTGAGCTTCAGGAGCATCTGGCGGAACTTGTTCAGCTTGTCGTTCTTGTGCTTCTTTTTGCACTTTGCTTACTGCATCAGCAAGATCCATTTTGTTGCTACGCACTAAATCCATAATGCGAGCAAGATCCGCTGGAGGAATAACTCCTTCAGCAGCTTGTTGTTGCACTGAACTTAAAAGAGCTTGTTCTAGTTGCTCTGCAACCACAGTGTCGTGTTCAAACTCTGGGTCATCTACCAAAGGATCAAGCGACATAAACGATTGTTTGGACATTGTGCCCATGCCAACACGTTGCCCACCGCCAATAACAAGGTTGTTTAAATCTGCACCGGGGTGGGAATATGAAACAACGTTTTGTGTTGAATCAAAGTTTGCGTTTGGTTTGTAATCAACTTGCCCTGTAGCACCTTTTGTAGTGACGTAAAACGAATGTGATTTACCGCCCGCATATTTTTTTGCCATCGTAACTGCAATTTTGTTTTCTTCTTGCAGCGATCTTGACATAATGCGTTGCGCTTCTTGAATTGTAAAATCAACTGTTGCTGACAAAACCGCATCGCCTCGTCTACCTGTACGAATGTTCGATGTTGATTCGCCACCAAACTCTTGTGGAATACCAGCAGTTAATCGTTGGGCTCGTTCTAACCTGTCAATTGCAGGGTTAGTCATATATCCGGGCGAAGTTTGCATATCACGCAATTCGCCGCCACGGATAACACCAACTTCTCCTGTTAACCCATCAGCAGGATTAACTATCTGCGGTGTTTCGCCTTGACGACCAACTAGCCAAGTATCAGGGAATACGCCTTTTTGCACAGCAATTACTTCGAGTGCCATTAATCGAGCTTGCATTTGGTACATGCCAAGAATGCCATCGAATTGGCCTTGGGCTCCGTCAAGACTTATACGTTCAGCAAATACAACAGGTGTTTCGCCTAATGGGTTAGGGACACGTTCTAGTTCTTCTGCCATAAAAGGACTTGATGTAGTTGACACACCAAAAGAAACAGTAGTTACTGCTGATCTTGTAGCAATAAGAACTTGTTCTTCGCCATCAACGTATTCAATCATTTCTATTGGATGGTCTGCGCTTATTTTGCCGTCGTTATTAAATTTAATTCCAACTTCGGGGTAATGAGCCATCAGCCACCCCAACGAACGTTCGTAACTAAAAATTACGTCTCGTGGTCGCATGTCTTCTACGCCCAAAAGTTTTGACGGATACGCTGTCAAAGGATCACGCACATGCCATTCTGGGCAACCAGTTTTGTAGTTATAACGAAGTTGTGTACACGTTGTGGCATACCCAACTAATTGCCGGGCACGTTTAGCTAACTGGAGATCCATTCGTGAATGTTCCCACCAACCAAAAATAGCTTTGCGTCTAATAGCTGCATTGTCTCTAGCACGTTTTGTGTTTGTGTCTGTAGGTGGGCAATAAATGTCAGGCGATGTTGACGCAATACGCATCGCTGTTTGATCTAGCCCTTGCGCTAAAAGATTAGCTACCGCAGATTTTTCGTCAGTGTCAAGTTCAGGCAACGGGACAACAACATCTCCGTTATAATAATCTCGAAGGTTACGCATTTTTGCTTTAGCGCTACCATTGGCATTAGACCTTGTGGTATAAAGACTAATAATCTCGTCAGTGGATCTCACGGGTACCTCACGGCATTCAACTATGCACTAGTGACCCACGATGGACGCCACTGTTGGTTATTAACTATAGTCGGAACATAGATTTTCTCTAAATTATGTTCCAAAAACCATTCTGCCATAACACAGTCATCGGT